AAATAGTCAACTACACCGAAATGCGAACGGCTGCGCAGCCGGGCGTCCACGTTCTAATCAATGGCGTCACGATCCACGGCAGTCCGGGTTTGCCTGTCGTTGACATCACGCTCCAGGGACACGGCGACGTGTCGATGATGATCAACGGCGAGATGTTTCACAACAAACCGCCGGCTCTGTTCAAGGCATCAGGCAGTTGCAGTTGGTTTGGCGGTCCCGAGGATATGGGCGTCTCGCCGAGTGAAGGCCTCGCTTTCATCTACGAGTATGATCAGGCCCCGCATCTCTTTCTCGATCGCCAACCATCCGGCACCACCGGGCTGGCGCGCCGGCTCGATACCGAAGGCGTCTACTACGTGGCCTGCCGTTGGGATTACGACATCACACCTAAGAGCATGCTGGCTCGCAAGGATATCAAGGCTCGAGTGCGGGCCGGTGATCGTGAGTTCCTGGCATGGCCGGCGGATTGGGGACCGAATGAGAACACGGGCCGGGTCGCCGACATCAGCCATGCGTTGATGGAAGCCCTGGGAATCAGTACCGATGATGTTGTTGAGGTATCCTACCCGGTTGAAGTCACCGAGGACGTGGCCTAGAGAAAGACCTGGCGGGACAGTCGTGAGAGCCCTAGCCTCACCCTTGCCCTGCCGACGGCGGACTCGTGGGGCCTCACATAGTCCGCCGTCTTCATTTAACACCATGCCATCGTTTAAAGTTCTGTGACGGCTGACACAAAAAGACGCCCGGCGGGGGTCTATTCCTCCGGGCGCCCTGCAGTCTGGCAGGAAGGATTATGCCAGGACTGCACTCTGTCGGCGTTTGTGGAACGCAAAACCCAATCCGACAAAGCCGAGCAGCATCATGCCCCAGGTTGCCGGCTCGGGAACAGCGGCGACCGAAATATCGATGCCGCCGTTGACCGACCCAGCTCCGCTGGACGTGATGGTGTAGAGCGCATCCGCCGTGAACGTCATGCCGGCGAAGGCAAGGTCAGTGCTCGATCCAGAAGCCGACACGCCGGCAAAAATTGGCGAGGATGCCAACGGATTGCCATCGATGAACGTCTGCTCGAGGATTGTCCATCCCGGTGTTTGGCCGCTTACCGAGAATGAACTCAAGAACGCCGTAAGTGCATTCGGGCCGGTGAGGCCAGAGGCCGTGATGTCGATGACCAGGGTGTGGGTGCCAGTCGTGTTCTGGTCAACGTCCAACGTGTTGGTCGAAAGAACCCCCGGAGCCGCGAGGAACGTCGCCGAGTTGATCGACAGCGAATTCAGATTGAACACGCTGCCGAATGCTTGATCGGAGATATCCAACGTACCGTTCGGGCTCGATGCGAGCCCGCACAACACGCCATCGCAGGTGGCCGTCAGGTTGATTGCGTCCGCAAGGGCCGGAACCGTGGCCAAGGCAAACGCCGATGCCAACAATAGCTTCTTCATAGTCGCTCCCTTTGTTGAGCTGGTTTACGCGAGGTAGGCGATCCGGCGTTTGTGCCGGAACGCGAAGGCGAGGCCGATGAAGCCGAGCAGCATCATCGCCCAGGTTGTGGGTTCGGGCACCGCAGCCGTCGGCGTCACGAACAATGCACCGCTGTTCACCGTGTTGATCACACCACTCGAATTGGTGAGCTCCGCCACGATGAAGCTACCCGCAGGCAACAACCCCGCCATCGAAAAGATGTCAGGCAAATTTTGCCCGGTGCTCGATGGATTGGGCAAGTTGAACGGTCCCAAGCCACTGACTTGGAACACGCCAAACCCGATGGCTTGCGGCAAGCCTAAGCTCACCTCAAGCGCATCGGTTGCACTGAGATAGTTGCCCAGTGGGTTGCTTGGTGATCCGGCATTCTGAAGGAAGTCCGACAGCGTCGGATTGTTGCCTTCATTAACACCGTTGACCACGCCGGCGGCCCAAAGGCTAAGGCCAGCGTGACCAAAGCCATTGCTGAACAACACCGACGTGAGCGGTGATCCGCCGTTAAGGTCCACCATTGGCGCGCCGCCAAACCCACCCGTTGTAGGAATGAGAATGGTCAGAGTCAGCGTACCAGTGTTGGCGGGACTAGCAGCAAACCCGAAATTCGTCAGGGGAGTCGCCCCTTGGAAAATCGGCGTGTTGTTGTTCCCCGCCGTGGCGTTGGAACAGCCGCCCGATCCGCTGCTGCAGATTTCACCGTGCAGTGGATCATCGATGACCTGTGCTTTGGCACCGATAGGAATTGCCAAGGCAAGCAGGACACCGGTCGTTAGACCAACATACTTCATCTTTGCACTGACCTCCGTGCTTTCGCCGCATGATTGCGGTCGAAACTCTATCCCCATCACGAATACAGATGTTCTGGTGCTTGTTCTGGTTGACGCTCGGCCCAGATCTGACCGGGACCATAGTTGAAGACCGTGTAGGCTGCGCGACAGCCTTTGTTGCCGCAATATATCGATCGATAGGGCCCCTGGAAAAATTCGTTGCCCTTGCATTCGGGGCAAACGCCGGTGCCCAGCATGTTGCCGGCGTCATTGCCCATGCCGGATTTGTTCTCACGCGGGATCAGAATTTTGGACGGGCGCTTCTCGATGAACTTGCCGGCGATGATGATGCCAGCAAGGATCATGGCGATGACGGCGTAGGTTTCGAAGAACCCGAGGTGCCACATCAACCGAGTTTCCGATCGAGTTCGCGGATGGCTTGCTCGAGCCTGCGATAGGCCTCGGCTTGCTCGGCATCGCGCTTGGTCAACGCCTGCAGCACTTTGTTGAACTCTTCCCTGATGAACTGTCGAAGCGTCTGTTTTTCGATGACTTCGCGCAGCGGTTCTTCGTCTGTGTCGGTGAGGCTCATTCGAACACCCAGCTCCCGGTCCCGAGCTCGAGCGAGCCGGACGTCATCGATGCCAATGGGACGAGGTGCAGCTTGCCGTCCACCTCGACCAGATAGATGCCGGGGGCGACCTCGGCGTTGACGTGACCTTGCCATTTGACTGTGTGCGTGTCGGCCATGATCGAAAACTTGTGACCGACGAGTCCGCCAGCCTCGCCCTTAGAAGGGGATGTCGTCGTTAAACTCTTTATCCGCTTCGTTTCCTTGGCTCGTTTCATCTGTCGCTCCTTGTGCGTCGATCTCCGCGGCGCGCGGCTTGTAGCGGCGGTCCTTGGCGGCTGCCATGGCGTGCTGCTGCAATGGGGTGAGGGTCTTCCAGGCCTTGGTCAGAACCTCGGTGCCGTGCTCGGCGGCCTCGGCGAGCTGGTGATCGAGGCCCTTCCATTCGTCGGTGTTGACGACTGACTGTTTGGGCGCGGGAGCGGTGCTGGTAGGTGCGCGCATCGCGTTCTGGGCGGGCGCGGGCGGACGTCGGCCGGCGGCATTGCCGTCGTCGTCCGAGTCCGCGGTCGCGATGTTGAAGATCGCCGAGAGCAGATAGCGTCGGCCATAGGTGACCGCACTGCCGGTCGCGTGCGTTTTGGTCATCACCATGCCGCCCTTGGCGCCGACGCCATCGGCCGGCATCATGATCCGATAGGTGCGCGTGAAAGCGCCCAAGCTGACGTAGGCCAGGACGAGGATCTCGCCCGGTCTTGAGTTTGCCGGATCGGTGTCGAACGAAACGGTCAGGCCCTTGCTGGTGTAGACCGGGCGCACCGCTTCATCGAGCGCGTAGAACGACGCATAACGCGAGCGGGTCTGCGGGTTCTGGGCGTCCTTGCGCACCGGCTCCATCTCGGCCTGCGCCTCGGCGAGCGCATTGTTGAACTCGGTCAGCGCCTGCTGCTCCTGCAGCTGGAAGCGCATCTCGAGGATGCGGGCCATCTTGTCGACGTCGACCGATGGATCCTTGGTCATGCGCTCGATCATGGAGATCATGGCTGCGGCCTCGGTCTGCTGACCGACCTGTGGCACGGCCTCGACTTTGACCACGTCTTGGTTGCTCATTTTCTTTCTCCTAGCCATGATTAGTTTTGGCCTTTTGAAACACGCATTGGTGTAGCAGTTATGATTGGCACCGATGGGATGTCTTGCTGGGCCAGGTGTGCGGCCGCCATCTCGACCTTGAGCGTGTCGAGGATGGCCCGCGCCACGCTGATGTGCAGACGGGCCTCCGATGACGAGATCTTTTTCTCATCGATCTGCTTCCAGATTTCCAACAGCTTGAGACGGATGCCGGCGGTATCTTTCACCACGCTGGCGGGGGTCATTTGATTCTCCTCTCGACCCTTTTGATCAGCTTTTGCAGGCTTTGTACTTCACGATCTGCATGCTCGAGTTCTTTGCGCCTCGCGGTCGCGGCGCGCGCTTGGTCGCTCAAGCGCGGTCGACAGTCCATGCAGCGGATGGCATCGAGCGGATCGAGCGGCATGCCGCATATGCTGCAGAGGCGGTGGCCCTGCATGCCTGGTTGTCGGCTTTCCGATTTGAGTCTCATGGCACCTTCACCGCCCGTATTTCACCGGCCCGCACCATGTCATCGACACATTTCTCCACCAGGGCTGGGTGGCACCCGATGATGCGGGCCATGTCCTTGACATGCATCAGTGCTGGAGCACTACGCTTGAGCAGGGTGATGATGTGTTGCTTTAGAACATAGATCTCGATGTCCATCGCACTGACGGGCTTGATGTTGCTTGGTGGCCCGGGCATTCGCCTTGTGGATAACTGATCTACGGCCTTCTGAGCGTCATCCACCCGTTGCCGCATGCCTTCCTGTTCAGCGAATTCCTGCCGCATGTGCTCTTCTTGTTGTTGTCGTTGTAATTCCTTCAAGGCCTTCGCTGCCTTGTTTCTGGTTTTCTCCGCTTTTCTGAGTTCCTCGACGTGCTCGTCCAATTTCCATTGTGGGATATGATGGCGATCAATGGTCTTGCCGAATCTCTTTTGCCCGTTCGGGTCTGCCTTTTCCCATTCGACATCGCTCACCAACTCGCGGGCTTTGCGCCTCTCATTGCGTTCGTGCCATTCATCGCGTTCGCGTTGCATCTCCGTTTCGGCCATGGCCCGTTCGTGTTTGCGCAGGTCACGACGTGCGTGCCAGAGATTCGAACGGGCGGCCCGCATCATGAGTTCTTCGGGGGTCTTCGGTTCAGGCGCCGGCAGCGGGCCGACGCGGCGTTCGACGTCCTGCGCAACCGCATAGGGCGACTGCCAGAACTCGAGTTCCTCCAGGAAGACCTCATGATTGTTTGCTTCCGAGCCGTTGGCAATGCCACGCACCTTCACATGCTCGAGGAAGTCAAAGTCATCGGCATCAAGGGGACGTGCGAAGAATTCATTGGCCCGATACTTGAACAGAGCTCTGGAATATGAGGTTGAATACGGGGTCATTTGAGTTCCCGTAACATCAGTTATCTTCCCTTAATGAAAGACGATTGGCCCTATCCCGCGTCACGCGAACGCCGTATCCGAAACACTTCTTGGCATCCGCCGGGACCATTTCCTTGAGGATACCCTGCGCATCCGCGCACAGCCCGTAGGCCTCGCGATTGATCAGCCATTGCTGGGCGAACTCACCCCAGCGATTATTGCCAGTCATGTCGTAGATCTTCTTGGCGTCGACCGGCGGCTCGACTGGGGGCAGTACCACTGGCGGTTCCCGTCGTGCGACGAACTCCATGAACTGGGCGGCTCGCTCAATCTCGACGCTAATGTACCCATTGTCACGATCGATGAACTCGACGATCGGTTCGTTGGCGCCCATGATCACACTCAGGGCGCATTGCTTGGAATCGGTCACCATCATCTGCCATTGCATTTGCGGTTGATAGCGATCGATAACGACCTCGAGCGGTTCTCGGCCGCCGACATGCTTGCATTCGATTGGGCAGCCGAGCTCCTCTGACCAACCATCAAGTGTGGCGCCGGCCCAGGAGAAGCGACCCGAGGTAATGAACACATTGCGACCGACGATCTTCAGGTTGTTCTTCATCTCGAACCAGCGGATATTCAGATCCTCGGTGGCGATGCCGAGCTGCACCGGCCAGACATGGTGGAGGTTCTCGGGCTCGAGCTCGCCGATGAGCTCCTGATAAACCCGATAGATGCCTTCGACATCGCCCTTCATAAGTGGGGCGATGCGGGTGCCGGTCATCATGTTCCGGCGGGCATTGATTAGTTCAGGGGTGAGCATTGGATCACCACTCCGCTTCCTTTAACGGATAAATCGGCATTTTGCATTCGCCCTGCGGGTTGTGTTCGAATAGGCGAGTGAGATAACTGACCAATCGGAACACGACTCGCATCTGATTATCCCGGCCGTTGCGCAACAGATATTCGCTGTACCATTTCGTTGATAGCCGAATACGAATCGCCCGGGAGGCCACGCCATTGTCCCCGTTGACTTGTTCGTTCCAAGTGTCGAGGTCGTGAAACGTCCAGATTGCACAGCGAATCTGGTCGTAATCATATTCGCCTTGGCCTGGATCGAGACGTGGCCACAGGATCTTTCCGAACATTCGAAGCTCTTGCTGACCGGAGGCAAGAGTGGCCATTGCCTTGGCGATACGCGCCTCCTCGGCGGCGGCTTTAGTTTCATCTGCGCGTTGTTTGTAATAGCCCTCGATGATCTGCTGCACGTTGCCCGGATCGGCAAATAGCTGGTCCCGGCAGGCGATCATTGCGGGCAGGAGCTTGGTCGCGATCTCTTTGCGCTGCGCTTGATTGGTCAGATCGAAGCGAGTGACATAGCCGCGGGTGGCGGATGGGAATAGCAGATTGAGAGTCAACACACGAAATTCTCGACTATTCGGCGCCAGCAATCCGCCATCGAGTGCGGTCAACACCAATTCCCAGATTGCCTTACCGCCGCGGCTCTTGACGGCCTTGCCGATGAGGCTGCGAGTGTTGGCATCGAGAAAGATTGCGGCAATCTCGTCTGCACGCGGTAGATTGAACAGCGGGCTCGTACGCTTCAATGGCTGCGCGGACTTGGCGTCCGGGGTTCCGACCAGAACGGGGGCTTCGGAAGTCGGCGGTGTTTCAGTTTTCTCGGCAACAACTGGCACTTCGGGGGGTTCGGAAGGTTTTGCCGGTTCGGTGGTCGTTTTGGAATCGATTCCAAAACGACTTTCGTATTTGCGATAGATCGTATTGGCGTGCAGTGCGTCGGTTTGTTCTATCAAGATGCCGCGGAAGATTTCTGGTTCTTCTCCCATCTTGATTAGGCATGCGCGATCGTTTTCGCTGAGGCCGATGGCTTCATCGACAAGCCAGTGACCAAAAGCATTATTGGATTGAAACCGTTCACGTGCTTCCCGCAATCGAGCTGCCAGCCGCAGCATGCTGTCGACCCATCGATCGTGCAGTCTGATTGTAGTGGCGATGTCCTCACGCAACTGTGCCGCAAGAACATTCAAAGGAGTCGGCATCAGAACAACATTGTTATCAGTCATGATGGCCTCCGGGAAAAATCAGGGGCATTTGCGCCCCTGAAGTTCACCATGGTTTATTCCGCCGCCTGAGGAAATGATTGCTGCTCTCCGGGATAGCCCGCCTTTGGCAGGTCTCCCTTTACTGCGGCCACCATCTTCTGACGGTTGATTGAACGTACGCCTTGTGCCGATAGCACCATCGACAGCAGAACGAATGCGAGTTCCTTCACCGTCGAAAGCGGCTTATCGGATTTCGCATGCGCCTTACTGATCAATTCCCCAGCAACCATGCATGGGTCATTGTCACCGAAGGTTGACTGTCCAGTCTGGAACAACGTCAGCTTCTCGCGAACACGTGCTTCCGGCCAAGCAGGATTGGCCGTCAGCATCAGGAAGGCGGTCGTCGCGCTGATCGGCAACTTCAAGACGCCGCCTGCAACGATGTTCTGCCCGCTGGCAACGGCAATCTCGATCGCCTTCTCAAGTGTGCCGTTGTTGAGATGGATTGCCTTGGCGATCTCCACCGGAGAGCGTAAAGCGGCTTCCACATCGCCACCTTTCATTACGTAACGAGCTGCATTCTTGATGATCGTCTGCTTGAGTTTTGCCTCATGCAGGCCATCCATCTTGAGCGCGGAAGCGGCATCGCGACGACGTCCATCATCGACGGTCGTGATCGATTCGCGATCGAGACCGAAGACGATGATGGTTTCCCAGGTGTAGTTCGCCAATGCCGCTGCTCCCAAACGATGCTGGGCATCGGCAAGAACGCCGTCACGGTAGAACCCTGCGACTTCGTTGTTCTTTTTCCACAAACCGGCGGTCATCCGGCGAGCAAGTTCGAGAGCCCATCCGGGATCAAAATCGCGGTTGTGGCGATTGCGTTCAACGAATAGCAGGGCGCAGATTTGCGGGGTAAGAGTAAAGATCTGCGCTCCATATTCCCCTTTCTTGGCGAGGTCGAGGATCTGATCCACAACCTTGCGATCGGCGTCGGTCGCACCGGCCGCGGTGGCTGTGATCTTCGCCTTGATTTCTTCCGCGCGGTTGACGCGGATCTTCTGATCTGGGGTGATGGCCATGAAGGCCTCCGTAGGTAATGCCGGATTGAAAAGCTCCGGCCAGCTCTTTGGGCCACGATGGCACCATCGCCACGATAGGTGTCGATGGGGGATCTTGTCAAGACATGTTAGGTGTCATATCCTCGACCGATGGTGCTGCGAACCCCCGAGGATGTCGTTAGCCGGTTGGGCGGCGTGATGAAGGTCGCGGCGCTGTTCGGATTCCGCCACGGCGCGGTCGTGAATTGGATGATCCGCGGGAATTTCCCGCCCGCGACTTACCCGATCCTTCGGGATGCGTTGGCCAAGCAGGGGCTCAAGGCCGACGAGGATCTGTGGAACTGGCACCGTGCGGACACGTCGTAGTCGCCCCGAGGATGCGATCCAGCGGGCGGTCATCCAGCATCTTAGAATCCGAGCAGCCCCCGGTGTTGTATTTTGGCATCACCCCGCAGGAGGCTATAGGAAGCCCGTAGAGGCGGCCATCCTGAAGGGGCTAGGTGCGATGGCGGGCGTGAGCGATATTCTCGCTGTACGGCCATCTGTGTGTCCCCAGTGCGGCTTTGGTCCGCTGGGTATCCTGCATGCGCTGGAGCTCAAGGCCGAGGGCGGCCGGCCGACGGCCGAGCAGCTGGCGTTCATAGCGGGGATAAATGCTGCAGGTGCGTTCGGTGCCGTTGCAACGGGATTGGACCAAGCACTATCCTGTCTGGAAGCCTGGAAGTTATTGGTAGGTAAGGCTTCCTGACTTAACCGGCGAGTCCCCGCCGGGCTCTTGACAAAAACATATCCACAGTTTGTTCCCTGTTCGTTCAAAGGGAGGATTCCCATGACGATTACGATCGCAATGCTTGAGGCTGTCGGTGTCTCCAGCGAGCAGATCGTAAAACTCAAGGGCCTCGAAGAGGCGGCGGAACTGGAAGCCCAGGCTGGGCGCCGGGAAGCGAACCGAATTGCCAACCGCGCCTACCGCGCCAGAAAAACCCAACAAAAACAACGACCGCGTGATAGGCGTGATGATCATTTCCATCACGCACCTGATTTGTTCAATCAAATCAACGGTCGCGTGATGCATGATGCGATGACGCAAAACCCCTCCCCTCCTAATGGTTTCCCCTCATACTCCCCTTCCTTAACTACCCCACCCCTTGAGTCCTCACTACGTTCGGACTCCTCACCGGCTACGCCGGTCGATGAAGACCCACGAGCAAAACTATTTCGGGAAGGCGGTGCCATCCTGGTCAGCCTAGGTGTTGCGGAGAAGCGCCTCGGGCCCCTGCTTGGACGCTGGCTCAAAGATTGTGGCAACGACGAGGTCGGGTTGCTGGCGATCATCGAATATGCCCGCGGGCAATGCCCAGCAAACCCGGCGGCGTACATCACGGCTAGCATTAACCGGAGGACATCCAATGGACGAGGACACAAACCTTCCATCGTTGAGCGGTGCAACGAACTTGCCGCGCGGATACGCGAGCAAGAAATTGCGCGAGGCGTACACCGATCATGTCGACCTTAGCGAGGCGATCGAACTCGTAGGACGATTGCTTGGTTGCTATCCCAACGGTGACAAGCCAGCCGATGCCTATGTCGGCGCCATCGCGGCCTGTCTGCGGGCCTATCCCCGCCAGGTGGTCGAACGCCTACCCGATCCGGTTCATGGCTTGCCGCGGCACTGCAAATTCCTGCCAACTGTCAGCGATGTAATCGCCTGGTGCGAGAACATGACTGCGGCTGATTTCCATCGCGCCTTCGATCGCGAGGATCAGGAGGCGGTGCAATTCGCGCGGCGCCGAGAGGACGAGGCGCTCGAGGCCGATCGCAAGACCAGACTGACCTACGCCGAGCTCAAGGCGAAGTACGGTCAGGGCCGCGACGACTGGGGCATTACTGGCAGCGAGGACGACCGGCGGGCCGAGGAACGCAAGCGCGCCCTAGCGGCAAAGATCACGGAGGAGGCCAATCGTCTCTCGATCGCGGCGTTGGATGCCAAATTCAATTGGGACACTGCGGCCCGTGGCTATTCGCCGGCCTTAGCCAAGACGATGCTTGAGCACGGCGGCAAGCGCGTCACTGATGACGAGCTGAAGCGATGGCTGGCTACGAGGTGACGCTCCCGACCGAGTGGCCGCCGGGATAGGAGCTCGGCTCTAGTCCACCTTGGCTACCGGGTCTTTAACCCGCTGGATGTTCAGACTAGACTTGCGCCCCTGCCTACTCGGGGACCGAGATCAGAGTGCCCACAAATATCGGCCGCGCTGTCGGATCACACGCTGCCGCGGCGGCGGCGCCACCGCCAGATTCAGAACCATATAGCGCCGGTTGACCGCCACGATCTTGAGGCCGAACGCCGCCAGCTTCTTGTTGGCATGATTGATATGCACATAGGTGCAGTTGCGGGCGGTCAGCGGCGGGTCGAGCATGTGATCGTACAGCCTGCCCTCGAGCCGCTCGATATCGATCCCCATGATGCCGGCATCGCGCACCGCAGAGAATGCCGCGAACTCCATTGCGGTCAGCACGAGCTCGAGCGGTGTGGTGCGGGTCATTTGCGCCTCGAATAACGCCCGATGTCGCCAAAGCACTCCTGTCGCAGGCGTAGCAAGCGCACGATCTCCTCGTCCTCGCATAGCTTCGCGAGCTCGGCCGCGGTGATCGCGCGCAAGCTCAGATCGGTGCGGAAGATTGCGAGGTGACCGCAATAGGCGCATATCGAGACGTCGCCGTCTTTGGGGACAGCATCGTCCTTCGCTGCGGCGCCGTCATTGGGCGCGCCGCAGGCGGCGCAGAGGCTCAGCGGAACGCGATTATCCTTGCTCATGACTGACCTCGATTGGCTGGCCTTGTTGGTGGTTGTGGCGGCGCTGCTTTTGGCGGCGGCATTGTTAATCGTTTGGGTAGGTCCGCTAGCTCCCTAGGACTGGCGGGGCGCTCGGGCGCTGGCAGCATCAGCCACACCGCCGCCGCGACGGCGAGCACGAGCCACAGCACCAGCACGATCGCGATGATGGTGAGGATCATGCGCCACCGGACCCTTCGGTGATGGTCTTGAAGTCCTGCGGACCTATACCAGATTGCAGGATCTCGCGGTGGTCGGGGTCGATCTCGGGGAAAACGTCCTGGATCATTCCGCCCTCGGCCAACCAGCGGCAATAGCGTTTGTATTGCTCGGTGGTGAGCCGCAATTTCTGCTCCGGCAATTTCAGGAACCTCGGCGGTTGCACGCCGATCACAACGTGGGTTCCGGTGGTCTCGAGCACGCGCCGAATTGGCGTCCATCCTGGTATCATGTCGGTATACTCCGAAGAAAATCTTGCGGCACGCCGCCATCGTGGCGAATGAACATGATGAGCAGCTTGGCGTGCCAATTCGGGATGGGAGCGCTGCCGGCCTCGAACCGTTCGATATTGCGCTCGTGAAGGCTCATGGCGTGCGCGAGTTCGCCGCGCGTGAGGCCGAGCTGCCGGCGCAATTTGGCAAACGTGTCCTTGTCCATCGGCAGCGTGATCATGCTATAAAATTCCGACGTCGTTGCTTGCGGCCCGTCTGAGCTTCCGTTCTCCGGGTACGGGTGATGACCAGGGCCGGGGACTAGTCATCCCCGGCCCGCTTAATCTTCCGCACTCGGATAGATCGGCGCGCGATTGCGATAGACTTGCGTGCGAAACCCGCACACGCGGCAGGTCACGGTGTAGGTTTCATAGTTGCGGGTGATGTTGGGCGAAGTGCACGCCAAGCATTGCGTGAATGCCGCCAGCATGGCGCGATAATGTGCCCACAGCTTTTGATCAGTCATTGGAATTGCTCCGTTCTCGCCATGTAGTCCGCATGGCATGGGTTGCACCATAACTCGACAATTTGTCGAGGGCAAGGGATTGTTGGTCGACCGGATTCGCGTCCGATCCGCTCGTTGTTGTTGGCCCTCGCGAGTCAGGCCGCGCTATGCTAGGCTCGCGAGTTGTGCGCGGCCGGGAGTTTTCCGATTAACCTCCCGAGCGCACGCGGGGCGACCGTTAGCGCGGTCGCCCTATTTGCTAGTCCTCCGATTTGTGGAACGCGATAACAACCCCGATGCAGGGCACAGGCAAGATATAGAGCTTCCTGGATTTTCTATCCCAAAATGCTCCGATCCAAAAATCGTACCATGCAAATATTGGTCTAATGGTCGCGATCATTGCCAGTCCTCCGATTATTTGTCCTTGACCATTCGGTAGAAACAAAATCCCACGGTCAGCAGCAACGCGACCATAACCAATGCGACCCTTTCGCCGCTGTCCTCGCCGGCCATGTATTGCGCAAGAGTCGCGCTTCCGGCATACACGACGGGAAGCACGACGAACGCAAACAGAAAGCCCGCTAATCTGTCTTTCCGTTTCATGATCGCACCACAAAGCCGGAACGATCGCGCTTTGCTTTGTTGCCCTTCGGCGACAAGCCAACCACAACACCGCGCGGATCAAGATGCCGCAGATCATGCTGGTCGCCGTCGATGACCGGATAGCCGTGCCAAGTCGCCGGCTTGTCGCCGGCAAACACGACGGCCACGTTGACGGCGCGCGCCAGTAGCGCGAGGCAATCCGCCTCGTTGGTTTCGGATCGGCTGAATGTCAGGAAGTAATTCGCCGGCAAGGGACGGTCGAACCGGCGCGGATTTTTGGTGTAGTCGACGAATGCCAGGTCTGGGAAAGCGGCCATGATGTTGCGATGTTGTTGGCCGTCGCGAGTAACGCCTATTCCTTCCCACGCGATATCGGTCGACCCATTCGGCCGCACGCACAGCTGTAAAGCTTTGCGTTGTGCACGGCGCGCGAGGTTTTCGATTTGCGCGACCATGACGGCCACATAGTTCGATCGATCGGCCATGAAGCGCCGCGCTTTGACGCGGCGCGACAAACGCACCGAATTGAGCTTGCGCCCTTTCGCCATGCCGGCTTGGCCCGAATATTCGCCGAGGCACAATGCGCGGCATCCCGCGCTTGCGTGCGGGCAGAGATTACCCACGCCAGCGAGCGTATGCGGCGCCATATAGTGGATTGCGTTCAACCAACCGTATTTGTTGGCCTTGACAGCTTTCGGCGAGTCGACGCTGAATAGGCGCTGCTCGCGCGCAAACGGATTGCGCATGTTTAGTCCTCCGATTTTGGGCCCCGTTAGCGCGGGGAGTGCAAGTGCACTATGACGCGATCCGTAGATCGCGCTTAGTGCGCTGCTATTTCACGCCGGCGATTTGTTTCAACTCGGCTTTGACGCGCTTGGCAGTGTCGCCGCGCCATGCGGCCGCATTGCTGAGAAAATACAGAACAACGGATTTCGCACTATCGGCGCCGTAATTGTCGTTGATTGAGTCAAGCTGCGCCATTGCGCCGAGATAGGGCACGGCGCCGAAATAGACGTTTTTCCAATCGGCTTTGATCTCGCGCGCAATGATCGACAACGAGCGTACTTGTGACATGATAAACCTCCGATTTGGCATGATTGCCGGTAATGTGCCGCGCGGTGCGGCACATTGGCTGCAATCACTCGTGTTTGATCGGTTCAATCTCCTCGATCGTGATGACGTCGCCGACCGAAAAAACGCAATTCAGGGCGATATCCTTGACGGCATCGCTGATTGCCTGATCGGTCACGTCATCGTCCTCGATGACGCGGCAATCCAACTCCCCGCCTAAACCGCGCAGCGTTATTCTGATGGCCATTGTCATAGTCCTCCGATTTGGATGATGGCGAGTGCGCCTGCGGCGCCCTTCGACAAGCGCTCAGGATGAGGCATCGCCGCGTAATAGAACGACGATTCGATCATTTCAGCACCGCATGCACGAGCGCGCAGTACGGCGCCTCAGCAAAGCGCGCGTGCTTGCAATCCAATGCCGCGGCAAACAGCAAATAGCCGCTCATGACAATGGTCGCCGCTGACAGCATTAGAATACCGAAAGCGATATCCCACCGCCGATCGGCAACGCGCGAACGATGAAACCTCCGATTTCGCATGATTTTGCTCCCGTCTCTGTTACGCTGGGGGTCAGCCAACGGCGATTGCAATCGCACCTCCTAAATAGCCGACAATTTGTCGGATTGCAAGTGATGGAAAATCACAAAAGCGACGATTAGCGTACTTGACATAAATGTGGCGAATCAGCTATTCCGCGCGCGCGGACTAGGGGATTAAGAAACCGATAGGTTGATTAAACCCCTCAGACCAGACCAAGCCAAATCCCTCAGCAATCCCAATGGGTTGGTACCTCAATTGACTCTCCCAGTGAGCGATTTGAGCTCTTGATTGTGGCAATTCTGATTCTCCTGATTCGCGTAATGTCATTTATGGAACATTTCTGCGGATCCCTAGTGAAATCAAGGAGTTACAAATACCCGGTCGGGCCCCGGGGGTAGGGAGGGAGAAGACGGCGAGCCCGAAAATTCGCCTCATCGCTCTCTTTCGCGGGTTGTGCGGGATGAGAGGCAACAGGGTACCAGCGCTTCCCAATTCGGTGGGGGTAGTTACAGTGGGGCGGTAATGGGATGGCGATCACGCTTTTGTGATAGTGTGATGAACAAAGCATGATTTTGGCGGAGTTAACGAGTGGCGGGTTGTGCAAATGAGGCAGTGGTTGTGGCAGGGTTGTCAATTCCACGTGGAGCGCATGGAATGATCAACAAGTGGACGACGCGGTATGGGACGTGGGAGGAGAAGCTGGCGCGGCGGGTGGCGGCGAACAGGAAGGCGGGGCGGACGCGGATGGCGATGCGGATTGCGCGGGAGGGTCCGGTGCCGTTGTGCATCAAGTGCCGCAAGGAGCCGGTGGCCGTGTGGCATTCGTCCTATTGCAAGGAGTGCTATAGACTGTATCGGGCGTCCTATCGCGCGGCGAAGTCGACAGGCCTGGTTCCGCGGGCGCGGTTTTGGCGCGCGAAGTTCTTGAAATCGCATCTGGATTGAGCGGGCGATGGTCGGCGTCAAGCACATGGTGATCGACGAGCTTGGGCAGGCCATGCGCGCCCTGACCGAGAAACAGCGCCGGTTCGTGCTGGCCTACTGCGAGTACCCGCACGCCACCGGCACCGATCTGGCGCGGATGGCGGGCTATGCGCAGAAGGAGGGCTCGCGGATCTGGTCGAAGACCGCGTCGAAGATGCTGCGCGATCCCGGCATCATCGCCGCCATCCACGAGGTGCTGTCGAAGACCTACCGCGGCCGCGGCGCGGCGATCGCGCAGGACGTGATGCTCACGATCGCCAAGGATAGGAAGCACCCCAAGCAGCTGCAGGCCGCCTTGGCGCTCGCCGACCGCGGGGGCTTCGCCGCCGCGTTCGAGCAGAAGCTGACCGTCGAGCATCGAGATCAAACGAGCGAAGCCATCCTCGGCCGCATCAGCCTCGCCTTGAAGCGGCTCGGCCTCGACGACCCGGTGCGCCTCGCCATCGAACAGAAGCTCGGCAAGCCAATGGAGACGATCGATGTCGACCCCGATGCCGGTCCCGCAAACCAGAGACCTGCCCTGGCCGGACCCGAAGGGCGTGGTGCAGCTGCCGGATCCCTCGAGCCTGAGGCGAACGGCAACCCCGCAAGCCCCGAGCTCGCAGATAACCTACCTGTGCAGCCACAACAACAAGCTGTTCGCGGTGACCAATAACGGCGAGATCTGGCTGTTCTCCTGGGGCGGGCCCGGTCAGCAGGTGACCTGGGTCGAGATGTGGGACCCGAGCAATCCCGGTGCTATCCCGATCAGCCAGACCGCCACGGGGTTCTGATTGCGTGTCCTCGATCTCTTCTCGGGCATCGGAGGCTTCTCCCTTGGACTCGAACGAGCCGGAATGCACACCGTTGCCTTCTGCGAGATCGATCCCTATTGCCGAGCCGTGCTGCGAAAGCACTGGCCAAATGTCCCTGTTCACGGAGACGTCAGAGAGCTCACGGCCGACGTTCTGGGCCTCGCCCAAGGCAACGGATGGGGAGCGCGGCGGCCGGGGCGACCTGATCCAGCAGGTACGGGGGAATGCGAGCCCGAGCAATCATTATCGATCGATGTCATCTGCGGCGGCTTCCCCTGTCAGGACATCAGCGTCGCTGGAAAAGGCGCAGGCATCGAGGGCGAGCGCTCGGGACTATGGTCGCAGTACGCCCGAGTTGTTGGCGAAGTACGACCCCGCTACGTCATCGTGGAGAACGTCGCAGCTCTGCTTGGACGGGGACTTGACCAAGTTCTCGGAGATCTGGCCGCGCTCGGGTTTGATGCGGAATGGCATTGCATACCGGCTTCCGCCGTTGGCGCCCCTCACCGACGAGACCGTATCTGGATCGTGGCCTACGCCACAGGCGATGATGAATGTGGAATGGCCGCAGACCAAGGCGGCGAGGGGCAGCGGTGGCATCAATCTGGAAACGGCGGTTCGCATCATGTGGCCCACGCCGGGTGGCTCACGCCCCAACGATTCAGATCAAGTGTCGGGGAGATTGGCGAACCAGATTGGTGGCTCTCTGAACCCGACGTGGGTCGAGTGGCTCATGGGATTCCCGCTCGGGTGGACCGCCTTAGAGCCCTCGGCAACGCCATCGTCCCGCAGATCGCGGAAATCATCGGACGTGCCATCATGAAGGCGGACCGCTGATGGCAATGCCCACCATTGCCGAACTGCGCGAGATCGAGCAAACGCTCGCCGCCGCCCTCGAACGCAAAACCTACAACAAGCTCGACTTCTTCAAGCCCTACCCCAAACAACAAGAGTTCCTCGCCGCCGGCAAATTCAAACGCGAACGCCTGCTGATGGCCGGCAATCGCCTCGGCAAGACCGAGGTCGGCGCCTACGAGGCAACGCTGCACGCCACCGGCCTCTACCCGAAAACCTGGCAAGGCAAAACCTTCGATGCCCCAACGCTCGGATGGGTCGCGGGCGAAACCTCGCTGGAAACCCGCGACGTCTGCCAGGCCAAGCTGATCGGTCCCCCAGGCGTCGATAACCTGATCGGCTCCGGCATGATCCCGCGCGAGCTGATCATCGACAAGTCACTCGCCCGCGGCGTCACCGACGCCGTCGATACCGTCCAGGTCAAACACATCACCGGCGGCACCTCCATCGTCCGATTCAAATCCTACGAGCAAGGCCGATCCAAATTCCAGGGTGAGGGCTGTGATTGGGTATGGCTCGACGAAGAACCCAATATCGACATCTACGCCGAAGCCCTCGCCCGCATCGGCGAGAAGGATGGCTCGATCTGGCTGACCTTCACCCCGATCCAGGGCCCGACCGCGGTCGTGCTCCGTTTTACCGATGAGCCCACATACGATCGCGGCTACGTCCCCATGACGATCGACGACGTACCAGACGTCGGAGGACATCTCTCGCCGCAAGCCAAACAACGGATGATCGATGGCTATCTGCCGCACGAGCGCGAGGCCCGCGCGAGGGGCGTTCCAGCGCTCGGCTCGGGACGGATCTTCACCGTGGCGGAAGCCTCGATCATCGAGCCGCCGCTCGAGTTCGTCCCAGGTCACTGGCACAAATTGTGGGGCCTCGACTTCGGCATCGGCCACCCGTTCGCCGCCGTGCTCGTGCTTTGGGACAAGGATGCAGACGTAATACATGTTCATCACACCATCAGAATGGCCGACGCCCTGATCATGGCGCACGCCGCCGCGATAAAACGGATCGCCGCTTCCGTCCCGGTCGCCTGGCCGCGGGATGGCACCGAACGGGATCGCAATAGCGGCGAACCCCTGGCCAGCCAGTACAAGAAGCATGAATTGCGCATGGCTTACGAACACGCCACCTGGGAGGACGGTTCCGTTTCGACATGGGCGGGCATCAAGGAATGGGACGAGAGGGAAAAAACCGGGCGCCTCAAGGTGGCAGCCCACCTCACCGAATGGTTCGAGGAGCGCAGATTTTATCACATGAAGGATGGCACTATCGTGAAAATCAAGGACGACCTGATGTCGGCCACGCGCATCTGCCTGATGGCCAAACGGTTCGCCCGCGCCGTCCCGCTCGGCGGCACCTGGGAGCGCCGACAACCCGCCAGGGTCGCTGAAGGAACCGACTTCGACGTGTTCGCGGTAGGGGTCGAATGATGAAGGAACCGCAGGGACCTTTTAGCACTAACAACATTCTCGATCCCAGCGATCCCGAGCTGCAGGAATACCTCAGGCTGTCGTGGGTACCCAAACAGCCGCGCAAACGATATCAGCGCAAACGATATCAGCGCCGCAAGGATGCCCTCTGGAACTGGATGGTGCCACCGTTTGCTTACGCGCCGATCCCCTCGAGCACGCCGCCGCTCGCCCTGTGGGCCTGGGAAGAGTGCAAGCAATTCCCCCAGCACTAGATATCGCACGGCGTCAGTGATATAGCACCACATCGTGTAACCCCACACGAGGGTGCCATGGCCAATCCTCCGTCTCCCAATCAATCATTCACCGGTCTCGGCGACCTGCTGCAAGGCCAGGTCGACGATCAAACCGAGGAATTGCGCAAACGCCGCCTCGCCGCCGCCGCGGGCCGACCAATCTCCTCCTCACTCGGCCTTGATCTTTCAAGCTTCGGCGGCGCCATCTCGTCAGCCTTCGGCGGGGGAACAGGTGGACGAACTTTCTAAGATCGTTGACGCCTTCTTGCAGAAGGATCTGGCCGATCGGTGGCAAGCCAAGCTGTTGCGTTCGTGCCGCGCCGCTCGCCATTACGACAAGACTGCCATGGTGTTGATCTCGGTGCTGGCCACCAATTACGACGAGCTCATGCTGCCACTGCTCAAAGGCATCGGCCTCTACGAACCCCCGCTCCCCTGCCTCATCACCTCCGGCAAGATCGCCAAATCCGGCGCGGTCTTCGCCACCGCCATGTTCGAATGGGGCAAGAAGAACGTCGTCCTCTACAAGGACGAGATCGAGCTGCGCGATAACTTCCGCCGCCTCGCCGACAAGGCCAAGCTCACCGACGCCGAGCGGATCGAAATGTTCGACGCCATCCGCCGATGGGTGGTCGCCGACTTCCGCCTAGACCCGACCATGAATCCGTCCGACCCCGATGCCCGCTGCCTCGTCCATTGACGTCCTGCCGCCGGCCCTGCCGCCGCGCCCGCAAAGCCGGTTCGCCGACGCCCGCATCATCTCGGATAAGGAATCGCAGCTGATCGCCGACCTGATGCGCGAGTTCTCGCAAATGACGGTCTGGCGCAATACCACCGCCCTGCACTGCGAGGAAATCGCCGAGCTCATCCTGCCAACCAGCCGCAACACGTTTTTTTATGGCAACTGGAACTGGCCTGGGATGAAAAAAACCCAGCAACAGATTGATGCGACGGCGGCTTTGGCACTGCATCGGTTCTGCGCCATCTGCGATAGCCTCGTGACCCCGCGCGATTACTTCTGGCACGGGCTCACCTCCAACGACTACGTCATGCAAGACCCGGCCACCCGCGCCTGGTTCGAACAGGTCAAGCAGATCCTGTTCCGCCTGCGCTACGCCACCAACGCCAACTTCTCGGCCCAGAACTACAACAACTGGCAAAGCCTCGGCGCGTTCGGCAACGCCACCATGTATGTCGACCAGTTCGACCACACCCGGTTCGGTGGCCTGCCCGGCTTCCGCTACAAGGCGCTCCCGTTCGGAGAAACCTTCTTCGGCGAAAACCACCAGGGCCGCGTCGATCGCATGTACCGCTGGTTCCGGCGCACCGCCTACCAGGCCGTACAACAATGGGGACGCGAATGGCTGCCTCCGAACCTCGTCTCGCCACTCGAGCAAGACAGCTTGTGGCCCTACAATTTTTTGCATGTTGTCAAGCCCAGAGAGGAGTTCGATCCCCGCCGCCTCGACGTCCGTGGGATGCCGTTCGCAAGCTATTACGTCTCCATGGAAGGCCGCTGCCTGATGGCGCCGGAAGGCGGCTTCCGGGTGTTCCCGTTCGCAGTCTCCCGCTACGACCAAACCCCGATGGAAGTCTACGGCCGGGGGCCAGCCCACATCGTCTTGCCGTCCATGAAGACCCTGAACGCCCAGAAGGTGACCTTCCTCAAGCAGGGACATCGAGCCTCGGATCCGGTGCTGTTGGTCTCCGACGACGGCCTGATGGATATTAACACCCGGCCCGGCGCGCAAAACCGCGGTGGCGTCTCGCCCGACGGCAAGCAGCTCGTCCACACGCTCCCGACCGGCGATATCAAAATCAACATGGAAATGATGAAGGAAGAACGCTCGATCATCGATGACGTCTTCCTGGTGAGCCTGTTCAAGGTTTTGACCGAACACCCCGACATGACCGCCACCCAGGTCGTGGAGTTGGTCAACGAAAAGGGCATGCTGGTCGCCCCGACGCTCGGCCGGCAATTCTCCGAATACGTCGGCGGCCTCGTCGATCGCGAGGCCGATCTCGCGGTGCACGCCGGCTTCCTGCCGAAAATGCCGCCGCGATTAGCCGAGGCCAAAGGCGAATACGAGGTCACCAACGAAAGCCCGCTGGCCCGCGCCGCCAAGATGTCCGAGGCCGCCGGCTTCAATCGCTGGGTCGAAAACCTGCAGCGCATCTCGGTCGAAACCCAGGACCCGTCCTGGCTCGATCCGGTCAACGGCGACCAGGCCGCAGTCGACCTCGCCGATATCTACTCGGTGCGCCCGTCCTGGGTCGCCAACGACAAGCAGATCACCGCAAAGCGCAAAGCGCGCGCCCAGCAGGCCGAGCAGCAGCAAGAGATCGCCGCCGCCCCCGGCCGGGCCGCCATCATGAACGCCCAGGCCAAGATGGCAGGCGTCGGCCCGCCCGGAGCCGCAGGCCCAGCCGGCGGACCATGACCAAGGAAGAGGAAGACCAAAAGCGCGACCTGATCCGCGCCTATCGGGTGATCTTCCTGTCGCCCTCGGGTCAGACCGTGATCAAGGACTTGATGAAATCCTGCCGGTTTCGTAATTCGTTGGTGCCGCTCGATCTGCCGCAGGATACCAATGCCGTGATGCAAGCCGAAGGCCGCCGCCAGGTGATGCTGCACATCCTGCAAATGACCGCGGTGTCGGAAGAAGACCTGCTCACCCTCTACCGCGGCGGTACCATCGTGGAGACTGCCAATGCCTGATCCCGCCCTGCGCATGCAGCAATTGCGGATGCGGGCCATAACCGATCGCCCCATGGGAGTGCGACCGGTCGCTCATCTCGAGCAAGCCACCGAGGACATGGGCCTGAATAAGCAGGAACAATACCTCTACAACCACCACCTCGATAACCTCGCCAAGGGCGGGGTGCAAAATGATGACGGCTCGACCTCGACCCTGTTGGCAGCGACTGTGGGGGTTGACGACAAAACCTATGTCATTCCAACGGTGTGGGATAACAAGATCGTCTCGGTCGATGAGGGATTTGAGCGGGCCAAGAAGGTCGGGATTGACAAGTTCCCGTCCTATGACTCAGAGGCGGTTGCCCGCGGCCGCTACGACGCCATGCACAACTACATAGCAAAGGATCTTCCCCAATGAGTGGCGTACCTGCACCCGCACCCGGCGCCCCTGGTGCCCCACCGCCTGCCGCACCTGCGCCGGGTGCGCCTGGCGCCCCCGCCCTTTGGCATAATGGCATCGAAGCAGAAACACTCGGTTTCTGGCAGAACAAGGGCTGGAAAACCGACGAGCCAAAAGCCTTTGCCACCGAGCTTACCAAGTCCTATCGCGAGCTCGAGAAACACTTTGGCGTCCCGCCCGAACAGCTCGCCAAGCTGCCGGGACCAACCGCCAAACCCGAAGACGTGAAAGCGTTCTGGTCCAAGCTCGGCGTCCCCGGCAAACCCGAAGACTACGACCTCTCCAGCCTGCAGATCGACGGCAAGCCGCTCGATGACGGCTTCGTTGCCGGCCTGCGCAATGCGTTCGCGGGCGCCAACGTCGCCAAGGACAAGGCGGGCTCGATCGCCGAAGCCTTCATCAAGTGGATGAACGACGGCGATGCCCGCGAAAAAACCATGCTGCAGAGCAAGATCGACCAGGAAATCGCCGACCTTAAAACCAGCTGGGGCGGCAATTACGAGTACAATATGCTGCGCGCCGACGAGGGCGCCCGCAAGTTCGGCCTCACCAAGGAAGAGGCAACCTCCATCGGCAACTCCATCGGCACCGCGCGCGCCGCCGAAATGTTCCGCCGCATCGGCGAAGGCCTGAAAGAAGACGGCCTCGTCACCGGCGCCGCCGTCCCCGGCGCCGTGCCCAGAACCGCCGAGGCCGCCCAGGCGCGACTCAACGAGCTCAAGGCCGACAAGGATTGGAACGCCCGCATGGTGTCCGGCCGCTCCACCCCGGCCGAACGCGACGAGTTCTATACCCTGTCAGCCATGGCGGTCGGCGAAGCGAGGATCCTCTGATGGATAAAGAAACGGAAAATGCAGAAGACACGACGCTTGCGTCCCCGACCGTCCCCGATACCGAAATCAGCCCGATCCCGCGCAAGCGCAAACTGCGCGGCCGCAACAAGACCAAACGAACCCTGGTCGCGGCCGATAAGCGCACCAAGCTCAAGGCCAACAGCCCGTTCTTCGGCATGACCCAGATGAAGTGCGCCGATGCTTGCACGCCAAGCGCCTGCGTCATTTCCGGAATGGCCTACTGCGCCCACCCCTACAAGGGCGGACTGCAGCGGCAGGACATCGCCGCCATCAATCGGCTCAACGACGCCAAGACCTTCCTCGGACCCCCCAAACGCATCTGAAAGGAGTGACCCATGCCGCGCTATAAGAGCTACGACCCGCCGCCAGACGACGAGCCGGATGCGGAACCCTACCTGCCAGAGCCCGAGCCCGAGCCAGAGCCCGCGGCCGAAGCCGAAACCGTCGACAAACCGGAACAGATGACGGCGACACAGGAAACGAACCACAAACAGGCCGTTACCAGCGCCACCGGCAACAAGCAAACGGCCCTGATCTCGGCAACCGCCGCCTACAAGGCCGGCGGCACGCTCATCAGCTATATCGCCGCAGTCAAAAGCGCCGATATCGCCTACTACCAGGCGTTCATCGCGTCCGCTCTGGCCAACAACGAGCCCGCAGGCGGCGCACTCGAGGCGTTGCATCAATTGGGAGCAGGCTGAGATGCCCTCCACTAGTCAGGCGCAGCACGGCTTCGCCGCGATGTCGAAGACCCCGGAAGGCCGCGCCAAACTGCGCGCGCACGGCAAAACCCCCATGCCGCAGTCGGTCGCCGAAGAATACATGGCGGCCGACAAGGGCAAGAAAATCGGCAAGCTGAAAAAGCGGGCCTCCAAATAGTGGGTCTTGCACAGCCTGCCCACTAGTAATAAGGTCTGCGCCTACCCTGGCTCAAAGCCTGCGGCGGTTCATCCAACTGCCCTCTGACCGCCGCAGGTGCAGCCCCCGCAAGGGTAAGGCTGCCAATCCCATACGGCCCCCGCAAGGACAAGGCCGAACGCTTGAGCCCCGCGCATCGCGCGACAAGGCGTTCGTTCTCCCTATGTCATGCGGGATTGGCCATGAGCGAAAACCTCCCCAAATTGTTCACCACGCAGTTCTCGACCGTGCTCGAGATGAAACTGCAGCAGCGGATGTCAAAGCTGCGCGGTCGCTGCATGGAGGGCTTTCACGTCGGCAAACAAGCGAGCCCGATTCAGTATATCGGCTCCGTTCAGATGAAGGCGCCGGCCGGCCGCTTCGCCCCGATCGGACGCCAAGACGCGGACTTTGTTCGTCGGTGGGTCCTGCCCGTCGATCGTGACGCCAACCAACTCATCGACACCTTCGACAAGCTGAAAACCGCCATCGAGCCAACCTCGCAATATGCCGATGTGGCTGCTGCGGCGGTCGCCCGTGAGTGGGATGATCGCCTGATCCAGGCGGCCTTCGCCATCTCGCTCACCGGCACCGATTCCTCGTCCTTTATCAACGAAACCTTCGATCCCAATAACGTCGGCCTGACCGTCCCCGCCAACTTCGCGTCAACCGCAAACTCGGGCCTGACCGTCGCCAAAATGATCGAGGGCAAACGCATCATGCGCAAGGCGCAGGTCGACGTCGACGAAGAGACGATGACCTGGATCACCAATTCGCAGGGCGAAGCCGATCTGCTCAATCAGGTGCAGGTCGTCTCCACCGAGTTCTCCGACAAGCCTGTGCTGCAAGAGGGCAGGGTCACTCGGTTCATGGGATGGGATATCGTCTACAGCGAACGTCTGACCGTCGCCACCGTCGGTTCCCAGGTCCGCCTCAACATCCCGTTCGTCCGCTCGGGCATCTATCTCGGGATCTGGAAGGATACCGAGAACGACGTGAGCCGCCGGTATGACCTCTCGAGCCTGCCGTACCAGATCTACACAATGATGAGCTCGGGCGCGACCAGGCTGGAGCCAGCCCGCTTGCTGCAGGCGCAATGCGCCGACCTGTCGGCCGCTGCGGACGTAACGCCCTAGGAGACCACCATGGCCGTCGTCAATCTCAAGTCGAATACCGTCATCAATCTTGACGCATTGCCCATCGTCGCCAACGCCGCGGGCGAAGGCGGACCAGGCGATGTCAAGGTCAACGACGGTATAATCCCGACCACCGCCAATACCCCAGCGGCCTCGATCAATTCGACCTTCCAGTTCCTCCGCGTTCCCTCGAACTGCAAGATCAAGAAGCTCTGGTTTGAATCCGGCGCCCAGGCCGCCGGCACCATGAACCTCGGGCTGACCTATGCCACCGACGGCAGTGTCAACTCGACATCGCCCCCAACTGTCGTCGGCGCTGGTGGCGCCACCCTGTTCGGATCAGCCATCGCGCTGACCGCGGCAAGTGGCCCCACCGACGTGACCAACCAATCCACCAATTACACCGCCGACAAGCGGCAGTTGCCCCTGTGGAAGGCCGCCGGCCTGACCGCCGACCCCGGCGGCTACTTTGACATAACAGGTACACTTGCAGCTGCTATCACCACCGGCGGCGGCCTCATGGGACTGACCGTCGTCTATACGGACTAAGCCATGGCGAAAGAAGTGACGAAGGAAGCGGCCCCGGAAGCGGCTCCCGAAGCGGCCCCGGAAAAACGCGACGAGGCCCTGCCGCGAGGCTCAACCCCCGCGGAATCGACGTTCTATCAGGCGGTGGCCTCGGCCGAGGGCACCCGACAGGGCGCCTACGCGGCCGCATTCGCCGCCTGGGGCTATCAGGTGGCAAATATGGCCGCCTACCGCGCCGCCATCCTGGCCGCCGACGTCGCCTACTTCACCGCTGTCAACACCGCCCGCAACGCCTCGGGCCTCACCATCAAGACGCTGGGTGACATCGGCCCCATCCCCTGGTCCTGGGGCGCCTCGCTCGGGAGCTCGATCTAATGGCGGACCACTACGTCTCAATCGATCGCGGCCTCGAAGGCGAGAAATACTCCGACTTCACGATCGGAACCTCCGATACGCTGACCCTCCTGTTCTCGTTCCGCGTCCATGACGGCGTCACCCCAACCAGGGTCGAGGTCATCAAGGCGCTCGAGGCGTTCCAGCGTTTCTTCGAAAATCCCCAGCAAGTGGGCTCCTCCGGATTCGACGTCACGGGATAAGGCAATGGCCAACAAAGCCGATTACTTCCCGTTCGCCAACATCTCGGCAACTACCACAGGCTTCGTCCTGCGCGGCGGCAATTATGGCCTTACCGCCCACGCGGGCACCTGGGGTACCGGCATCGTGCTGCAACGACTGGCCGTCGACAACACTACCTGGATCAACGTCATCACCGCGCTCACCGCAGACGGCTATGTCAATCTCAATCTGCCCAGCGGCAATTATCGCCTGCAGCTCACGGGCGTCAGTGGGCTATACGCCGACATCACCTCGGTGACGACAACGCAATAGGGGGCACATGGACCCCCTGCTGTTCATCTGCATCATCGCCGGTAAGCCGTCGAGCGCCTCGGGCGGCGTCGTCCAGGTCATTCACCTCGACGTCTCGGCGCCGAGCGCGGCTCTGCAGGGCACCCAGACAACCGTCACCGTCACCGCCCGCGATAGCGTCAACAACCTCGTTCCCAACTACAATGGCGTCGTGCATTTCACCTCGAGCGACGGCGCGGCCGCGCTGCCGCCCGACACCGGCCTGGAGAACGGCACCGCCAGCTTCCCGGTCACGCTCAACACCGTCGGGGCGCAAACCATCACCGCAACCGACAAGATCAACGCGACCATCACCGGCACCACCGGCTCGATCGCGGTGACCGCCGCCGGGGCGACGCACTTCTCGGTCGTAGCGCCGGCAACCGCCACCGTCGGCGGGGCGGTCTCGGTCGTCGTCACCGCGCTGACCGCGGCCGGCGCGACCGCGACCGGCTACACCGGCATCGTGCATTTCACCTCCAACGACGGCACTGCCGTGCTGCCGGCGGACTCGACCCTGAGCAGCGGGCTCGGCACCTTCCTGGTCACCTTCAACATGGCCGGATCACGAACCGTCACCGCCACCGATACCGTCTCGGGTTCGATCACCGGCACCTCGGGCACGGTCACCGTCTCGATGTCCACGGGCGGCGGGTTCGGCGGCGGCGGCGTTGCCGGCACGCCGACGCTCAACGGCACCGTCGGCTCGGACTTCGGCCCGCAGGGTAGCACCGCGGTGTTCTCCACCACCGTCCCGAACACCATCGTGATCGGATGCTGCCAGAACACCTCCAATGTCTATTTTAGCGGGTTCAGCTCGCCCAACCTGCCGCAGAGCGCGTGGAAGCGGATCGGCCGCAATACCGCGAGCGGCACGCATTCGGTCGAGATCTGGTACGCGATCTGTCCGAATATCTTGACCAACGAGCCGGTCACCTCGATAGGCGGCACCGATTTCTACAACACGTTCGTGTTCGCGGTCGCCAACGTCAATCTGAGCTTCCCGTTCGATCCGTCGTTCTATCCGTTCTTCCCGGCCATGATGGGGCTCAACCTAGCCAACTTCGGCCTCCCCGCTACGATCCGCGCCAATACCATGGCGATCGTGTTCCAGACCTTTTCGGTCAATACACCGACACCCACGGTGGGGACCGGCTGGACCAAGGTCGGGCTCAATCGCCCGAATTGCGCCGTAGCGGTGCAAAGCTTTAGTGCGCAGACGCCGGCCTTCGCCGGGGCGTTCGCGGCCGGTGGCGGCGATGGCAACCAAGGAGCCTCGGTCGCCATCGTGCTCACCGCGAATTCCAACGACCCGATCGACGTGCCGATCGACGGCGGCCCGACCTACTTTGCCGACAACGGCCTCACCTACGCGCACAATGCCGGTTGGGATAGTCCGAACTTCTTCATCAAGGGTTCGTTCCTGGCCTATATGCCACCGCCGCCGGACACCAGGATGGATGGCTTCGTCAACACGCTGCACTGGAATTGCCTCTATGGCAGAACCGGCAACGATACCGATCTAAGTGGCGGGGGGACCTCGCTCGCGGCGGTGCGCGCGCACGGCGGCATCTGGGTCATCGATAGCATCCAGTGCTATTGGTACGGCTACGAGACCAACGGCACGCACAACCGAGCTACCGGCCCGGTGACGTTCAACATCACCGACGAACGGTTGACCGCCGGCCCTACGGTTGGCACCCAGATCAGCGCCGTCTCGTTCGATTATCCAACCCAGAGCGTGCAGCTCATCGGCACCGTGCAGTCCTACACCAAGGGCTCGCCGTCGACTGTGACCATCAACGTGACCACGGCCAACGGCAATGCCCCGTCTTTCACCGGCACTTGGGCGCTCGGCTTTGGCTCCAACTACGGCCCCAACCTGGGCTGGATCGTGGATGGCGGCAACGCCATGTCGACCGAGATCGGCACCGAGACGGTCGGCCTCGTCTACATGGACGAATTCCAGGGTCACGACGAATTCGGCAATGCGCAGAATTGGGGCAGTGCCGTCACCCGCCGCGTCAACAATCTGCCGAATAGCTTCTCGGATGGGCGCATGCTGGTGCTGCAGTTCACCATCGGTTTGCCCGCGGGCCACAATTTTGGCCCCAGCGCGCCGGGACCGCCGGACGCCTTTTATACACTCAACCAGCTCGAATCGACGCCGAACGCTACCACCCGCAAAACGGTGAACTTCCACACCATCGACAACTACTTCTTTGCGATCGGCAAGCTCGGCTTTAGCAATGGCGCCAGCCTCTGGAACGAGGACTGGCTTGCGGGCGGCAATGCGCTCACCCAGGACCAATATCAGCGCGGCTCGAATTACGGCGACCTGGTCGACATGATCCGCTACGCCAAGTGCGCCTATCCATCGCCAACCGGGGTGGCAATCGAAACCGGCGATGCCAAGATCGGCGCCAGCCTGGTCAGCCAACTGATCGTGCCGCCCGAGATCAACTGGCTATGCTGGTCGCAGATCATCCACGGGGCGCTGGCGCTCTTGTTCTTCGACCACAACACCGGGCCGTCGCCCTACGGCGGCGATGACTGCCTGCTCACCAACGCGAATTATGCAATCCCACTGCCCGGTCAAACGGTCTCAATAAGAGATCAGGTCGCAACCATATGCAGCATGGTCGACACCTACGCCCGGATCATCAAGTCGCCGACCGCCGCGCAGTACTGCCGCGCCTCCCCGCCGGGCTACGTCGCCCCGACCCCGTTCATCTCGCTGCCGCCCACCGGCATCGACGTGTGCGTCAAGCACTACACCGGCGGCGCCCCGTTCACCAACGGCTACTACATGTTCGCGACCACCCGCGCGGGCGAGAGCCAAACCAACATCATGGCCACCTTCACCCTCAACCAGGCCATCAATGCAAGCTCGGTGACGGTGCTCTATGATAGCGAGGGCACCGATACCAATCTGGTGATTCCGATCGCAAGCCGGCAATTCAGCCACAACTACCCGCACGCCTGGACAGTGCGGATCTATCGGTTCAACCCATGACCCCGATGCAGACCGCCATCGACATCGCCAACCGGGCGCTCGATCATTGCGGCCAGGATCCGCTCGGCTCGCTCGGCTTTTTCGAGCAATCCAAGAAAGCCCGGTTGATGGCGCGGCTCTACAACAACCTGCGCCGATCCGAGCTGCGCCGCCGAGTCTGGACCTTCTCCACCATGCGTACCGTGCTGCGCCCGTTGGCCATCAACACCATGCAGATCGCCCCGACCCTGTGGTCGTCGACCAGGACCTATTTCATCGGCTCGGTCGTCAGCGACGCCTTCGGAGTGATGTGGTCGTCCAACATTCCCGATAATCTCAACCAGGAACCGGGCGCAAGCTTTGCCTGGGATTTCTATTCCGGCCCGACCGTGGCGTTCCCCTACGATTCCACCCAGGCCTACTGGGCCGGCGAGCTCGTCTACGTCGCCCCCGGCGATGGAAGCTACAAGGTCTATCGGTCGAAGGTCAGCGCCAATACCGATAACCCGGCAGTCCCGACCCCGTGGTCGGCGACCTCGACCTATAACAAGAACCAGATCGTGATCGATGGCGGCGGCATTCTCTACATCAGCCTGATCAACCTCAATACCAACCAAACACCGAGCGCGACCTCGCCGTTGCTGTGGAGCTCGACCACGACCTATTCGATCGGACAGACCGTGCGCGGCTCCGACGGCTTCGTCTATTCCTCCATCACCAACGGCAATATCAATCACGAT